GTGCCACCTGATGAGCTATCCGTGAGTGATGTGGTGATGCTGGGTGGGCTGTTCTTGGTGGCGGCGGTTGTGTGGCCTTGGTTCTGGGTTTGGCTATGGATGGATTTTAGGAGGGAAGACTGATGAAGTTGGATGATCTTGAGATGATCTACCACAAGGCCGCAAGCAGTGTTTCGTTCCTCCAGTATGAGGGGCCAAACTACCGCGCAGGCATCCGCGCCGTCGTGGCTGCACTGCGGGATGAGATTGACAGGAATGGAAGCGCGACGTGGACGCTTCATCAAATCCTTACCAGCGATGGCGTGGAATACACGGGAGGGATGAACGACTTGTCCGTCTCTCCGGTGAAGGCGGCGGGTGGCCCTACCAGCAATGATGGGCAGGCTTCGACCTCGGCTCTACCAGCACCCGCCGCTGACAAGGATGAAAGAAAATGAAGATAAATCAGGCACTCGAAACCAAGATCGTCGCCAGCCTTGGCTATGACCCAGACACGGGGCGTATAACCAGATTGGTAACGCGGGGAAACCAAAAGGCCGGATCAGTGGCCGGGTGGTTCGACGCTCGTGGCTATCAATGGATAGACTGTGGCGGACGCAAACTTTCCGGGCACAGGGTTGCGTTTTTCTTGATGGCAGGTACATGGCCCGGTGACGTTGTGGACCACATCAATGGAAACCCGAGCGATAACAGGTGGGCCAATCTTCGGGCTTGTTCGCAGGCAGAAAACGCCAGAAGCCGGATGAACAACGCCGTTGCAAAAAGCGGCGTCAGGGGCGTGAGGTTTAACTTGAGGTCTTCCAAATCGAAGCCGTGGGAAGTCCTGATCAAGAAGAACTACAAGCAAATCTATGTTGGCCGATACGCGACCAAAGAGGAAGCAATCGCCGCCAGGTATGCCGCGTCGGCGAAGTATCACGGCGAGTTTGCTGGCCGCATTGAGAACGAAAAGCCAATCAGCTTCAAGGAGACACCATGACAGACGCACGGGAAGTGATTGAAGAATACATCCGGGTCTGGGCACCTATGACAAGCCCATACCATGCAAGAGACATCATCGCAGCCCTCACCGCTGCGGGCTTTGCGATTGTGCCGAAGGAGCCGACGCCAGCGATGGTGCGCGCATCGACGATGATGGCCCCGACTTGGGACGATGACGTAAGCCGCGCGAAGTGGCGCGCGATGGTGGAGGCAGCGAGCGATGAGTGAACTGGTACAGAAAGTCTGTGACGCGATTGCAGAGCATCTCGACGGTGGAACGGTGTCCTACCCTCTAGCCTCACGCGCCGCCATCAAGGCGGTGGCTGAGCACCTTTGTGATCCTTACATGCAGAGCCTCACTTCACCCGTAAGACCAATGCTGGACAAGCTGGTGGATGGCTTGATGCCTGTCCTTCACGAGTTTACGCCCGACAGGTCAGGGATGATCGCGACCAAGGTGGCGGATGCGTTACGCTCTGCCCTTCTCGCCCAACTGAAGGACGCAGGCCATGAGTGACCCAAAGGACATCGTGCAGCGGTTGCGTGACATCGCCCGCAAGGCTTTGGAACAATGAACCCGCGTCCTCTTCGCGTTCAGGTGCATTATGACTGACCGTCCGTACAGCGTAGCCACTTTAGCGGAAAGGTGGGGCTGTTCCAGGCGTCATGTCGCCAATCTCATCCGCAATGGGGCCTTGCAATCCTTCCGGGTAGGGAATTTGCTGAGGGTCAGGCCGGAAGTGGTGGAGCAATACGAATGCGGTACAGGGTTGCCAAGCATAAAAGGGGATACGTCGCGGTCCTCTATGAGGGAAGCCGTCGAAGGCGAATTGCGCTTAAGGCGACTGACAAGTTCCAAGCCACAGCAGAGGCGGCAGAGCTTGTCGGTCATATCGAACAACGAAAGCCCCGGCAAAGACTAACGGTCGGGCAGATAGTGGAGATGTACTTTGAGCAATCTGAAGCCATCTGGAAAGGGAATGACCGTTTTCACTGGAAAGGAATACAGGGAAGGCTTGGACCTTTACTACCAGACGCTATTGACGAGGCGGTCCTACGAGATATGGCGGCGAAGTCATCCTGCCGCGTCGGTACAATTAGAAAGAGATATTCCATTGTACGCGCTGCGCTACATTGGGCGAGTGATAAAAGACTTATCGACAAAGCCCCCCACATCTGGCTCCCGCCAGCCACGCCGCCGAAAGACAGGAGACTGACACGTGAAGAATTCGCCCGACTTGAACTGGCAGCAGACTGTACCCCTCACTTGGGTGCGTTCCTCGCAATTGCGCGATTTACAGCGGCTCGCTGCGGAGCAATCCTGGCACTTAACTGGGGCCAGATCGACTTCGATGGGTGCCGCATTTCCCTTGGAGGGTCAGGTAGGCAGAAACGAAGGGCCGTGGTTCCCATGCATCCAGACCTTGCTTGGCGGCTTGTTCTGATGAAAGAGGGAGCGGAGACAGATTACGTCATTGAATGGGCGGGCGCTCCGGTCAAGAGCATCAAGCGAGCGTTCCGTGCGGCAGTCATGAGGGCGGGTCTGGACAAGGCCGTCACGCCCCATGTCCTACGCCATACAGCAGCATCCTGGATGGCAGAGGCAGGGATACCAATGTCAGAGATTGCAGCGGTGTTGGGGCATAGGGATAGCAGGACGACAGAGAGGGTCTATGCTAAATTTTCGCCTGAGTATTTACAGAAAGCAGTGAGGGCTTTGGGATGAGTACGCGGGCGGGGATGAAAGACGCAGGGCTGCACCATTTGATTAAGGCGTACAGGCACCTGCTTTCTGTGCCGGGATACACTGCCTTTAGGCACGCCAACCAACCGCTGTACGCGGCGCTGCGGGATGAGATTGCGACCCAACTGGGCGAAGACCCAGAGTCTGTCCAGAATTTCTATGAGAATGAAGTGTGGAGAAGCAGTGCCCGCTGACACCGCGTGCCACTCCGTAGAACAGCACAGGCACGAAACGACATCAAACGACGCACAGAGCGACTAGCGTTCCGCGTTAAGTCGTTGTTTTCCATATGGGGAAATGTCTTCGGGAGGCAGGGGCCGGAGGTTCAAATCCTCTCTCTCCGACCAGTATTTTCAATGGCTTAGAGCAGTTTTGAGGCAGTTCCCTCCGGTGCGCTTGTGCCAGTTGTTAGGCGGATTTCAATACTCATGGGCTAGATTGGTGGGGCTTCAAACGAAGCGACCGCGCGGGCTGCGCTAACAGCCACACGCGGTCTAACCCACGATGGAGTGACCCATGCGTAAGGCTGTTTTCATCATAGTTGCGATTCTGGCGTTTGTCTTCGACCTGGCGATGGGCCTTCTCGTCCTTGCCGTGGCGTATACGTCATGAGCCGGGTCCTGAAGCGCCCGCCACACGGTTGGGCTGCAACTCGGGGGGAGCGTGTAGACGCTTACCTGTCGGGGTTTTTCCCCTTGCTGATGCTGTCGGTGGTCGCCTGCGTGCTTGGCATCTCGGTCTTCGGGGCAACCGTGACCACCATCAACCAGCTACTACTTTGGGGTTAGGCACCAATAGCGGAACCAAGCCTGAAGGTCCGTGTGCTTTTCCCTAAGCGCCTCATACTCAGCAGCGTCCTTGGCCCATAGCTCAAGGGCCTGCTGTTCTGACAGGGGCATCTTGAGCGGGTTGATTTCAGCGAGGGATGGAGGGCGAGCGAGGAGGCTAGGCGGTGGCTGCGGACACGTTGTCGGCTTACTGACCGTCGCGCAGGCGGCTAAACTGACCAGCGATGTCATCAGGAATATCGCAGTCAGGGCTTTTCGGAGCATGGTCTTGAATCGCTTTGAGGGTTGACCCGAGTTTGCGGGCAAGCAGTTCCTGGGCCTGCGTGAGCTTCTCTTGCATGGCGAGCCTGTCGGCATCTGATGCAACACGGCGCTCTAACTCATGGCGCAACTCAGCGTGCAGGACAGCGGCTTCAGCGGCTTGAATACGCCAACCGTTTACCCGCCACCCAAGGATGATGAGGGCGGCACAGAATAGCCCCGCCCCCGCAATCCGTAGATAACTAAGCAATGGTCTTCTTCGCTGTCACGCGGCCATAGACCGCCACGGCACCGCCAATGACAGAGCTTGCGCCGATGATGAGTTCCACAAGCTGGGACTGCAACGACGCATCCAGGTTGAGGCCAACGATTGAGCCAACACCAGCCAGGACAGCGACGATGCTGCCGAGGATGGTTTTGCTCTGCCACCATTTGATTGTTTCAGTCATAGTGTTCTCCTGTTTCACGGGAAAGTGGGCGGATGGGCCTTACCACCCGCCCGCCTTCGTTAGATGATGGAAGGCTCGCCGACCGTAACGTGGTCAGCTTCCGGCGATGCGAGGCCGACAAAGTCGCCAAGCGAGAACGCCAGGTCCTTCACGCCTTCGCCGAGGTCAACGTCAGCCGTCCCGGAAAGGGAAGCTGCACCAACCGCGCCGATGGTCAGGGTGGCTGCGAAGCCGGTGTCTGTGGCCGCTACGGTCACTTCGCCAAGGGTCGAAGAAACTGCTGGCAGCCCGTCTACCTTCGCCGCGTTGCCGTTTGCGTCCGCAAAACTGAACGGAACCACGACCGACTTTCCATAAGGAACGTCCATGTGTGTTACTCCTGAATGTAGGCGGGTCCCACGACCACACCTGTTGCAGTGCTATCCTTCGCAGCGAAACGACCGCACCACTCGTCTCGCTGGACTTGAGGCCACCTTGCGCGGTCCTCAAATGCTCTCGGAGGCTCAAAGCGGCACTCACCGCCCCGATGCCTGATCTCCTGAAAAAACACGCAATCCTTACAAGCGCGGGTCATGCTGACCTCCTTCTGTAACGAGGCCCAACGGCCACACCCCAGCGGCGATAGATGCGCCCGCTGTTTTCAATATCGCGCCATGACGCGATGAACTTGTCAGCGTCTAGAAATCGTCGCCTGCGCTTAGAGCTAGGATCAACAAGGCAGACGCGACCATCAGACAGCCCCACCACAACGCTGTAGTGACCATGATCCCATGACCTCCCAAGATCGGTTTGCGACGGTTTGAACGGCCAAGCCTGGTAGGCCACGATAACGGGCCAACCGCGTTCCAAATACGCGGCGAGCAATGAGAGCGTCATGCGCTGTTGTTGCTTGTGGCTATATCTGGAGCGCCTCAGGAATCTTGCAATGCCGGATGGGCTAAGTCCGTCCTCGGGTGTTGCACTAGTGCGCCGCGTCAGCGTGTCCTCGCTGATGACTTTCCCGTGAAACCTAAGCACCATCGCGAGACATGCGGGGCCACAGGTGTAGTTTGTGCTTTGACGGAGGTGCGGGACCTCCAGCACCTATTCGGCCTGCATAATTTTCGAGATGGAAACGCCCACGTTGTAAAGATGCTCATCGAGTTCTGTCCCGCTTCTCCCGCGCGCGCTGATGAACGCCTCAAACGGGACCGTCCAGTCTCCTCGGTGATCCTGTGTGAAGCCCACAGTGACCACAAATGGACCGACTTGCTCGTTGACAGAAAATCGCCTGTTAGGTGCCTGTGTCATTTCACGACCTTCAGAGATGGTGGCTTTGGCTTGCCCTTCTTGATCCACTGGACCGCGTCCTCCATGTAATTGAGCGTCGTTTGTGTCAGTGGCATTTCAATGCCGTGAATCTCTCTGAACACCCACATGCGGAGCGTTTTGTCATCCGCGTTTGCGTACCAGAACGGAAGCGCCTCAACGGCGACTTGGATGGTCCGCTCTACGTCCTCAGTCTTGGTCAACGCGCACCCTCCGAATTGTTGTCAGGCCCCACCGTGGATGGGTCCACCACATCGTCTGCGTAGGCGGTTCCGGCTCGGCTCTCAGTTCGCTCTTGGCGTATTCTGAGAATCCTGCAAGGCATCCATTCGCGATGCCGTTTGGAAGCTGCATGGCTACGTGGAAGTGGCCTGTCAGGACGTAGTCAATCGGCTTGGACATGCGCGCGTATTGCTGTCGACACTTGTAGATGCCGCGCATAATCGTTCCACTGCTGCCGATGAAACCTGCCCCGCCTCTGGAGCCAATCCGGTCCCCATGCGTCAGGAGGTAGTTCGTGTTGTAGATGCTGAAGTAGGCGTCACCGCTTGGCGGTGCGCTGAACGTAATGCGGGTCTCTCCCTTGGCCTTGAAGTAGGACTCAATGGCCCAAATGGCGAGGTAGTCATACGAGAATGCGGTGAACCTCTTGGCCCGTGACTTGAACGTGGTGCGGTCGTGATTGCCTGGGACGCTGTACACCGTCACCTTTGGGACCGCCCTAAGCAATTCCTCAAGGCCCCTGATCTCCTCTTCGGCGACCATCTGCGTCTGCTCAGTCGGGACCGTGTCCTGCGTTTCGCTCAAGTCCGCATGGATGTCGCCGCTGATGGCATCGCCCCCGCGAAGGTAGACAAATCCGGGGTAGCGCATTTGCGGGTCTTCGCGCTCGAGCAGCTTGACGCTCGTCTTGATGAGCCTGCGGTAACGCTCCCGGAAAATGTCGGGGTTGTAGTCGTTGGGGAAGTCCAGTTCGTTGGACCGTATAACCTCGCCCGCTTGGAAGTCGCTCGTGAACAGCGTTGGGATTTCAGGCTGTGACTTGGTACGGGTTGCAGGAACTTGCCAGCTAGGCACCCGCAACTTCTCCGGCTGGAGGTTGAAAATACTGGAGCGGATATCTTCCAGCTTCGCGGAGTACTTCAGGCTCTCATCCAGCTTCTTGCGGAGAACTGCGATCTGGTCCCGGTTGCGGACTGTCTCGGGCGTCTTCTCTTTGACATCATCGCCCTTCTCGGCCTTGTAGAGCTTCCAGTTGACCTCTGGGAAGCCCTGCGCCTTTGCCCTATGGACGCTGGACTGAAGCACCGCAGAGTTCACCTTCATGGCCTCTGCTGCGGCTCGGATTGCCCCTATCGCATGGATGCCCCGTGTTCCCGGAGGTGCATATCCTTTCCTCAATGCGTCTTCGATTAATTCTTTTCGCTTAAGCCACTCGTCTTTTGAGAGCGGGGGCGTGGGCATCAATCACCTATGCAAAGGCGTGGATGAAAATGGCGGAACACCCGTACAGAAGTACGGCCACCACGAGTCCGGGACCGGACCAGAGGAACTCGGCAAGCATGACGGAGGGGCGGCGGTAGAAGATGCGGTCGGAGGCTGGCTTGGTGTTGTAGTTGCGCTTGGTCTTCTTGCGCTTCTTGCTCACCTGGCAACCCGCGAACTAAGGTCATCGATGCGTTTTTCTAAGGCGTTCATGCGCTCTCTGGTCTGAGCCAGTTCGATGAGGATGTCCGTTTGCTTTTTAAGCTCCGTTTCCATCTCGCCTATGCGCTTGTTGATGGACTCGACGCTGGTTCCCACGTTGTCGATGCGCCCTAGAAGCCGAAAGACACCAGCCACGACCGTTCCAATGACAGTCAGCATCGTGAGAAGGTTTCCTACGTCAATGTGCGTGAAGTCCATGTCAGCCCCTCAGGAAGTGGTCGCGCTCTGCGGCTCGACGGCGGGTTAATCCAAGCATTGGCTTTCCCGCAGCGCGGTTCCAGCGAACGAACTCGCCAGAGGCTCCAAGGTAGTCATGCGCGTTGATCTTCTTGAGCAGCGTGGACTTGGCGAAGTTGCCCTCACCGATGTTGAACACGAGCGACACGAGGGCGTCGAATTGGGATTGGTCTAGAGGAGCCTTAACGAGGCGCGCTATGGCCTTCTCAGCGTCCTCAAGGTCTTCCCTCAGACGCTGCTTGGCCTCGTCCAGAGTGATGACCATTCCAGGATGGACGTTGCGTGTTGAGCCGTAGCCGATTGTCCAAGGGTCGCCACCTGTTGCGGGGTCTGGATAGGCTTGGAGCCTGACGCCTTCATAGTTGCAGATTAGGTCAATTCCTGCGTCTGATGTCTTTAGCGGCATAGGACGATTACGCTCCAGCTAATGGCTCCGGTAATGCACTCACCCGCCCGTGAATCGTATCCAGTGCGATGCCCTAGCCAGTAGAACAGCGCATGACAGGCCCCGCTGATGGCGTAGGCTGCGAACATGGGAAACGAGTAGAGGACGAGCGGAACTGCGGCCAAGCTATTGCGGGCCAAGCCAAGCCAATCAGGTGTGGCGTACAGCGGAACATCACGCAGGTACTGACCCGTTCCGAAGAGAGCCAGCGCGGTGAAGTTGGTCACGATCAGAGGCAGGGCGAACCACCAAGGGGCATGCGCCATCTCAGTCATCAGAGCAGCGGTTGGCACTGCCCAAACAAGTCGAGAAGCCTGCGTTCCGAAGCCGGGGAACCAATCCTTGAGAACTCCACCACGAGCGCGGTAGAGGATAGCTCCTATAAGCGCGGCAATTCCGGCAACCATATCCGCTCCAGTTCTTCAGCATCGCGCGCGTTACGGATGGCGCTCTGAATAGTGAGTTTCGGCAACTTGATGGGAGGTCCTCCAAAGAGGTCAAACTCCCGGCGCTTGTTTTCCTGTGAAACAGCGGCAACAAGCCTGCGCCATTGGATCGGCTTGGCCTTCTCAAGGCTAATGGACACAGGACCGCCATTGGCAGACCGGCTCCAAGCGTCCCTGAACCAGCGTCCCGGCAGTTCATCCACGCTGATCAGTTCGTGCAGCGTCCCGTGCCTTGCGCAATCACGGTCCTTGATGATGTCCCAGACTTCAGCTTCTGAGCATCCACCAAAGGCCACAGCATGTGCAAAGCGCCTTGCATGGTCTGGAGCAATTCCGTCCGAAATCTGTCGCTCGATTTGCACTTCAAGGAACCCGTGCGGACGGTCGTTCCAGTAGCCACCACACTGCATGACATTGAAGATGTCAGGCGCGGGATTGCAGACAGACACGCCGCCATCGTGGCGGGTGTAGAGAATGGCCCTCACTGGTCGCCAAAAGCCAACATTGACTGAAGGTCTGTGTCGTACTTGGTGTTGGTATTACCCTGAGATGCGAGCCTGACGAGCGTTGTGCTCATCAGCGTTGCTGGTACGCCGTCATCCATACGAATCGTACCACCGGCATTTTCAGCGCCGTCTGCTTTTGCAAATCCAGCTATTGCAGCAGACGCAGCCGCAGAGAAAGCCGTTGTCCAATTGATTGACGTATCACCGACACCGTTATCCGTCAGGCTCGACACGTTGTAGCTCGCAGTTATGGTGGAGGAAGTTACGGTGTTCCAGTTCACCCACCCCTTTGCTGAACTTGGGTGGTACTGCTGGCGGCCCGGAGTTACGATAGTCGTCGTGCTTGTAGCGGTTTCTTGGTTGGCTTGTGTCGCAGCAAGATCAGCAATGTTTATTGGTGAACCGCTTGCCCTCTGGTAATCAAAGCAGCGCCAGTTCGACCCCGTAGCGTCCGCAGCCGCTTCGTTGATGAACTCGGCGGTGTCGCCTGCGGCTGTTGTCAAACTGCCGCCGGGGATGATGAATGAAGTTACATTATTGGTCAGCGCACAAGCGCCAACAAACTTAAGCTTGATGCACGTCCCGCCGACCGCAGAACCGATGCCCGTAATGGTCGTCGTGCCCGTGATGTTGAACACCCGCCCGCCCGTAGAGGGCAATGACAGAGTTGTAGCGGACGCAATATCGGTACCCCTCTGCCACAGGGCTGCAATGGAATCCGGCGTGCCGAATGAGGTCGTATCCGTGCCTGCAAGGATTTGTGCAACGGTGGCTGAGTTGCCAAGGCTGTTGGCTAGTCCCAGATCGATCCAGGTGGTGTTATCGAGGGAGCGCCTGTACCGATGCGAATCGGTGCTGTTGACGTACTCCATGAGGCTGTAGGTCGGAGATGGAGACGCAGTCGCAGTGATAAGCTGGGAACTGCTGTCGTATGGGTCGATGGTCTTGATGGTTACGTCAGCGGAGGTCTTGAAGACGAGCTTATAGCGACCGGCCAAGAGATACACATCACCCATGCGGCCATTGCTGTCAGCGACAACCGGGTTGGTGTTCGCGCTGGTTAACCCGGCATCTGAGTACGTCGCCTTGTTGCTCGTGGTGCCCGTGTCAAAACTATACAGCTTCCACGATGCGTAAGGCGTGCCGGTTCCGTCGACCAGGACTTGGCCTGATCCTTCCCACAAATTAGCCATTTTTTGACTGTTCCTGACTTGGTGCTAAGGTGCGCGATGCGCTTTTTCGACAGAGACACGAAGGTCCGCCTCGTTTACGGGGCGGGCTTTGCAATCATCTGGTTTGGTATGGGGCGCGATGCCTTCGCCGGGGCTGGGGCATTGATACTGACTGCGGTAGTTGCGCGGATGGTTCCGCCGGACTAGCGCCGACCGGAAGCCTGTCCGCCCAACGGATTAACCGCCGGATTGATGTTCACATAAGCGGGAAGCGCGACGGACTCGACACGAGGTCTTGCAGATGCTGCCGCGTTCATTGCGTCAGGGACTTGAGTCAAGCCCTTCAACACTGGAGTGCTTTCAAAGAAGGCAATGACCTTTGGTCCGACGATCTTTGAGCCAAGCATCTTTTGCATGAACTGCACGATTGCGCCGCCACTGTTTGATGTGTTTACCCCGCCAGGATGGCTAATCGTGACGCGCTGTGCATAGCGGGAGAACTGGCTAATCAGGCTCATCTCTTCTGGTGTGAAAAGCTCACGAAGAACGTGCGGGCTTTCCTTGTTCGCCTCTTGCCAAGCTTTGGCAAACCCTGCCCCGGAAAACACTCTTTCAGTAGGACGCATCGCACCATCTGACTTGCGAAGGAAGCGGAGGAAAGCCTCTTCCTTGATTGCCTTCCAAGCGTCTGACGTATCGCCAAGCGTCATCTTCAGCTTTTTGAGGTCGCGTGTCATGCCGCCCCTCGTGACAAAGCCAATGTCATCGCGCCCAAAAATCACGTTCACCGCGTCAACAGGGTCAACCTTCAGTTCGGCCCCATAGTTGCCGCGCTCTGTGAGTTTCTGGATGAGGTCGTCGCCCTCGAACTTCGTCGCATATTCTCGGTAAGCCTTGATGGCTTCACGCCATCTCGTGATGGTAGTTGCATCACCAGAAATTGCGGCCTGATCCATCTGGTCAATCAGATGCCTGTCCAGCGCCTTCTTTGCAGCCCCCGCCGCTGCACCTTCTGTTCCAAGCTCGCCTTGGAGAGACGTAAGCTGGCGGCGGGTCAGGAACACCTTTGACACTAGCTGGCTTGCGTTCCCGTCAGTCTCCGCACTCTTCGCCAAGCCATCTAGGATTCCGTACACTTTCGGGATGCTCGACGGGTGGTAGTTGCCTACAACATCTTGGACAACGTTGTTCACGCCCTGCCTGTATGCGCTCCCGTCAATGGCCGCATCCCCGCCATTGCGCGCAGAACTGTACAGCGCATCAACTTCCGTATTTGCCTTGTCACGAAGGCCAGTCAGTGCGCTCTGCACCGTCTGCCCGCGCATTCCAGGCTCAGTGGCAACGCCTCCAGTTGAGCCAGCTACGCGCCCACGAATGGCGTCAGCATTCGCCTGAAGTGCTTCCTGGGTCTGTGCGTATGTTCTTTCGATTGAGCCCCGCGCGGATGGGCCATAGCGCCCCTTGGATGCCTCTGACTCAAACAACTGAAGGGCGGGGTCTTGGGTCAATTGACCCTGCGTCATCGGACCCTTGACCGGGAGCGAGTTCGCCTCTGCCATTGCAATGGCCTGCTGCGGGTTTAGTGCGCGCCCATTCCCCGCCGCCGCTGCCTGTGCAGCCATTTCGCGCTGCATCTGGTCAGACAGTTCGTTGACATCAAGCCCTGCCCGCTTGGCATAGTCGGCAACGAACTTCATCGCCTGCGGTGTCATGGCTCCGGTGTTGGGGTCAAACATATTCGGCTTTGCGCCTAAATACTTGATGATGTTCCCAACGATGGGGGAAACAACGCCCTCAACCGTAGCGCCGAATCCAGCACCAAGAACAGCGCCAGTCCCCGCCGACTTGATCCTGTTGGTGAAATCACCTTCCCCTGAACCAAAGCCAGCACCTGCACCAAACCCGGCTCCGACCGCAGCCGCTTGGGCAACTCGCCCAGCATTCGGAAGGACTCGCGCTGCTAATTGTGCGGCTGGGCCACCAGTAACAGCCGCAACGGGAAGCCCACCAGCCACCTTCCCAAGCGCGTTCCCAAATGGATCGTATTCCTGGAGCTTCCTTTGCGATTCCCTGATCTGCGACAGTTCTTTGTTGTAGTCGCCGCCCATGAGAGAGCGAACACCCGCAACAGCCTCATCACCCACATCGAAGCCAAGGCCGGTGACGTTGGCAAGCCACGCCTCGTCATATTGGTTCCCGGTGATGGGACTGGATGCGGCCCTGACTTCTTTATACGCATTGGCGACCGTCTCAAACTCAGGCGTTCCCGCCTTGTCCTTGTTGTTCACGATCCATTGAGCGTAAGCGTCGAGACGAGGGTCTGCCATTATTGGTTGCGCCCGAAGACGATTGCATCAGCCGCGTCAACATGGTGCTGCTGCGGTTTTACACCAGCTCCTGATTGCGGTTTTGCGGCAGCATCTC